GATGGACTTATGTATTATAAACACGATGCAGATGCATTTATTACAAAAGGAACTGCAAAACTTTTAGTAGATTTAGTCAATGGTGCAAAGCAAGACGAAGTAGCAGGATTAACTTTAGAAAGTTTTAATGGATTAGGAATTAAGGAATTACTTACAATGCAAAGACAAATAGGCTTTGGTAGCCTAATAGAAAGAATCATACAGATAGCAAAGGTCAGTAAATGAGTTTGATAAAAGAAAGATTTGATTACAAAGAAATTAAAAGACAGCAAGTAGATGGTAAACGTTTATATGCTTGTCCTGATGGTAATGCTGTCGCAAGTGTTACAACTATCTTAGATAAAACTAAAGATAAGACACATCTAATTGCATGGAAGCAAAGAGTAGGCGAAGAAAAAGCCAAGCAGATTGTAACCGAAGCCGCAGGCATAGGTACACGTATGCACAAATATCTTGAAGACTATGTTGAAAAAGGCGAATGGCCTACTCCAGGTAGCAATCCTTATGCTCAACAGGCCCACAAGATGGCAGAAACTGTAAGAGATAATGCACTATTAGATGTAGATGAAATATGGGGCAGTGAAGTTAATTTATATCACCCTAAAATATATGCAGGTACAACTGACCTTGTAGGACAGTATAAAGGAAAGCCTGCAATCATGGATTTCAAACAGACAAATAAACCTAAGAAGGATGAATGGGTTGAAGATTACTACCTTCAATTAGTAGCATATGCACTTGCACATAACGAACTGTATGGTACAGATATACAAGAAGGCCATATATTCATGTGTAGCAGAGAGTTCCAATACCAACAGTTTAGTATTACACCTGAAAACTTTAAATTATGGGAGTCTAAATGGTGGGACAGGGTGTATATGTATTACGACAAGTTTGCATAAATATAAACATAAGGAGTTTAGCAAGTGGCTGTCGTACAAATTTCAAGAATACAGATTCGTAGAGGACGCAAAAATACAGGTTCAGGAATACCACAATTAGCAAGTGGTGAACTTGGTTGGGCCGTTGATTCACAAGAATTATATATTGGTAACGGTGCTGTATCAGAAGGTTCTCCAGCAGTAGGTAATACTAAAATTTTAACTACTAATGACGATCTGTTTGCACTTGCTGATCAATACACTTATGTTACAGGAACAACTGTTCAAACAGGTGCAACTGTAAGTGGACCAATCAAAAGAACTTTACAACAACGTTTAGATGACATAGTCTCTATTCGCTCTTTTGGTGGTACAGGTGATGGAACTGACCATACTTCAATTTTACAAAGAGCAATTGATCAACTTTACATTAATACTTCTACTAAAGGTACGACAGTTAGTAGAGTAAAACTCCATCTTGAAGCAGGAACTTACACGTTAAGCGGTACTATCAAACTACCTCCTTATGTATCTTTAGTGGGTGCAGGTGTTGGCAAAACAATTATAAGACAAACAGGTAACTTTGATATATTCCAAACGGTTAACAGTACAAGCACTCCAGGAAATTACGCAGACGATAGTAGTTCAACTTCATTGAACCAAGCACAAAATATTTCATTAGAAGCAATGACTATTGAAAATCAAAATACAAGTTACAATGCTTTAAAACTTGTAAGTTGTAAAGATAGTTTGTTTAGAGATTTACATATTAAAGGTGCGTGGACAACAGGTACAGGTATTGCAGATAGTGATACTGCAATTACATTTGACAATTTAAGTTCAGTAGTAGGCTGTACAAATAATGTATTTGACAATGTTCGTATTGAAGGATTCGGTTATGGTGTGAGAACTGATGACGATGCACACGAAAACAAATGGACAAACTGTATATTTGAATCACTTGGTATTGGAATACACTTTGGTGAAAACACAGTAGTAGGTTCACAAGCACAATTAACAGGACCTGAAAGAAATGTTTTCTCAGATTGTATTTTCAAAAACATTGATAGAAATGCAATCATATTCCAAACAGGACAACATAATACAAGTTCACATAACAAGTTTTACAATATAGGTAACAATGGTGGTACAAGCACTGCGGTTGCTTACACAATTATTAAATCATTCCAAGACATGAACAAAAGTATTGGCGATTGGTTTAGTAGAACAAAAGAATTAATGTTAGACGTTGCGTTTAATAATGTCCCTTACATTAGCGAGTTAGAAGGACCTATACATCAAACGTACGAATATACTAACAAGATATCCACAGGTCAACAGAACGTGTTCGAAACAATCTTTAGATTACCGGGCGACTTCACAAGAACATATGAGATCGACTATGTATTCAAAAGCGAACAGGTAAATGCAATGCGTCAAGGTAAACTTGAAGTAATTGTAAACAAGACTACAAATACTGTAACATATAGTGATGTGTATGACTACAATGGCGAATCAAGTTTTGCACAAACTATGGAACTTAAAGCACAGTTATTTGATTTTAACTCAGACACAGTGTTTGATACAGTGTCCATACGTATGAAAAATACTGTATCAACTGAAAATGCAACATTATCTTACAAAGTAACAGTTAAAAATTAAAGTATATGTTTTCAGAAGTATTTGAAAATAGACTTGTAGAGTGGCGTAGTGTAAGAGATTCACTTGAAACTTGCAATAACCCTTTACAACAAGTCATAGAAGTCTATAAAAAAGCACCACGCATACACAACAAGGATATAGATCTGTGGGATCAAAGCACTTGGTTGGATCCTTGGGAATTAATTAATGAAAATGGTTATACAGAGACTTGCGTTTTGTGTGGAATATGCTATACTTTACAATTAACAGAAAGGTTTTCCCAGAGCAAGTTCGAGATAATTAATAGTACGAACATTGAAACGGGCGAAACTTTTCAATACTTAAAGGTTGATAATATGGTGTTACAACCTATGGAAGGCGTAGTTAAGAATGTTAGTGAATGCCCAAGCACGTGGATCTCACAAAGGATTTACGATATGCAGAAGCCACACTAAATATTTTTTGTATTAAATTAGAAGGAAGTCAAATGTCAAACGGAACAGGTATTCATATTATCAAACGTGACGGCAACAGTGAGCCGTTAGATGTAAACAAAATTCATAAAGTGGTAGAATTCGCGTGTGAAGGATTAACAAATGTTAGTGCGTCACAGGTTGAAATGTCTTCCAACATACAGTTTTACGACGGTATGAGTACAAAGGAAATTCAGGATATTCTGATCAAGTCTGCAAACGATTTGATTACTTTAGAAAATCCTAACTATCAGTATGTTGCGGCACGACTTTTACTGTACGGAGTTTACAAAGACGTTTATGGAGAGTTTGCTAATAAAAGTTTACTTGACATGATTAATATTAATATAGAACGTGGTGTCTATGATGCAGAAATTTTAAACTTATACAATGAAGATGAAATCAATCAATTAGACAAATACATTAAACGTAATAGAGATGAGAATTTCACATACGCAGGTTTACGTCAAGTAGTTGACAAGTACCTGTGTCAGGATAGATCAACAGGACAACTGTTTGAAACACCTCAACATATGTATATGATGATCGCGGCTACCTTGTTCGCAAACTATCCTAAACAGGATAGAATGTATTACGTAAGGAGATATTACGATGCGACCTCGCTTTTTAAACTCAACATACCGACGCCCGTTATGGCAGGTGTTAGAACTCCTATCCGTCAGTTTGCTTCTTGTGTATTGGTTGATAGTGATGATACTCTTAATTCCATTTTTAGTTCTGATATGGCTATCGGACGTTATACTGCCCAGAGGGCCGGTATCGGCATCAACTCGGGACGTATCAGAGCAATCAACTCAAAGATCAGAGGTGGAGAAGTAGCACATACAGGTGTTGTCCCATTCCTAAAGAAATTTGAAAGCACTGTAAGATGTTGTACACAAAATGGTGTACGTGGTGGCAGTGCAACTGTACACTTCCCACTTTGGCATTATGAAATCGAAGATATTCTTGTATTGAAAAATAATAAAGGTACAGAAGACAATCGTGTACGTAAATTAGATTATTCAATTCAACTTAATAAATTAATGTATGAACGTCTACTTGCAGACAAAGAAATTACTTTGTTTTCGCCACATGATGTTCCCGAACTATATGAATCCTTTTTTGCTGATCAAGACAAATTTGAAAAGTTATATGTAAAATATGAAAAGGATACAACTATAAAGAAACGTACTATTAAAGCAATGGAATTATTTTCTGCTCTTTTAAAAGAACGTGCAGAAACAGGACGTATATACTTGATGAATGTTGATCATGCTAATACACACAGTTCATTTAAAGACACAGTGTACATGAGTAACCTATGTCAAGAAATTACATTGCCGACAAAACCTTTAGATCACATTGATGACGAAGAAGGTGAGATTGCATTGTGTATTCTTTCAGCAGTTAATGTAGGTGTTCTAAAAGAACTTGATGACCTTGAAGAACTTTGTGACTTGGCAGTAAGATCATTAGATGAAATTATTGACTATCAAAAGTATCCTGTAAAGGCGGCGGAAGTATCAACTAAGGCACGTAGAAGTTTAGGTATAGGTTACATTGGACTTGCACATTACTTGGCACGACAAGGTGTTAAATACAATGACAAGAAAGCATTAACAAAAGTTCACGAACTTACTGAAGCATTCCAATACTATCTTTTAACTGCTTCAAACAATCTTGCTCAAGAAAAAGGAAAATGTACTTACTTTGATAGAACAAAATATGCAGATGGTATCCTACCAATTGACACATATAAGAAAGACCTTGATGAAGTATGTAATATCAAACTAAAATATGATTGGGAGAATCTTAGAAAATCTATCAGTGAACACGGGTTACGACATTCAACGTTGTCCGCACAGATGCCATCGGAGAGCAGTTCCATTGTGTCGAACGCAACCAACGGAATCGAACCACCACGAGGATACTTGTCCGTTAAGAAATCGAAAAAAGGACCTCTTAAACAGATTGTTCCGCAGTTTCAAAGTTTGAAGCAACACTATACTTTGCTTTGGGAAATGCCAGGCAATGAAGGTTATATCAATATAGTAGCAGTTATGCAAAAGTTCTTTGATCAAGCAATCAGTGGAAACTGGTCATATAATCCTTTACAGTATGAGGACAATGAAGTTCCAATGAGTGTTATGTTTAAAGATTTATTGAATACGTATAAATATGGATGGAAAACAAGTTATTATCAAAACACTTATGACTTTAAAGGTGCTGACGAAGTAGAAGAACCTAAAGAAGAGATAAGTACTCCACTTGTTCAAGAACAACCAAAGATTAATGGCAACACAGAAGATGAAGAATTCTGTGACAGTTGTGCTATTTAGATCTTGACAAAACAAAATAAGTAGTATATAGTAGTAAAATAGGAAGAGAGAGAAAGCACAAATGTCTAAGAAAACAGTATTCAATAAGAACAAAGTAGACTTTACCAAACAGTATATGTTTTTTGGTGAAGATCAAAATACCCAAAGGTATGATACATTTAGATATCCTGAATACGACAAACTTAACCAAACTATGTTAGGTTACTTTTGGAGACCCGAAGAAGTATCTTTACAGAAGGACAGAAGTGATTACGCAGAGTTTCGTCCAGAACAAAAACATATTTTTACTGCTAACTTAAAATATCAAACTCTACTTGATAGTGTACAAGGTCGTGGCCCATGTATGGCATTCTTACCATATGTTTCACTTCCTGAACTTGAAGGTTGTGTAATTGCATGGGACTTCTTTGAAACTATTCATTCACGTTCATATACACATATTGTAAAGAATGTTTATCCTAATCCAAGTGAAGTTTTTGATACTATCCTCGACGATGAAAGAATTATTGAACGTGCAGAAAGTGTAACAAAAGAATATGATAACTTCTACAATGTTGCTAACGAATACTTTAACAAAGGCAAAGGCGATATGTACGAAGTTAAAAAATCTTTGTATAAAGCAATGATGACTGTAAACATACTTGAAGGTTTACGTTTTTATGTTTCATTTGCTTGTACTTTTGCATTTGGTGAACTTAAACTTATGGAAGGTTCAGCAAAGATTATTTCGTTAATTGCACGTGATGAAGCAACACATTTAAACTTATCAACACACATTCTTAAGCATTGGGCAAAAGGTGATGATGATCCAGACTTTGTTAAGATTGCAAAAGAATGCGAAGATGAAGTTTATGAGATGTGGCGTAACTGTGTAGACGAAGAGAAACGTTGGGCAGACTATCTGTTTAAAGATGGATCAATTATTGGTCTTAACGAAAACTTGCTTCATGCTTATGTAGAATTCATTGCTAACAAGAGATTGAAAGCACTTGGATTAAAGACGATTTATGATCGTCCTGTTTCACAAAACCCACTACCATGGACACAACATTGGTTAAGTAGTGCTGGCCTGCAGGTTGCACCGCAAGAGACTGAAGTAGAGTCATATATCATCGGTGGTGTTAAACAAGATGTAGAGAAAGATACTTTTAAAGGATTTAAACTATGAGCAGAACAGTAGTGTATTCAAAACCACAATGTTCGTTTTGCGACAAAGCAAAACATTTATTAAAAACCAAAAACATTCCATTCGAGGAAAGAATTATTGGCAAGGACTTAACTCCTCAACAACTTTTTGAAGAGTTCGAAGCAAATGATATGCCTCAGCCAAGATCTGTACCACAAATAATCTTACACGGTAAGTATGTAGGAGGATATGATAAACTGGTGCAGTATATTGAAGACCACGGATTATCACATAACCATTAATGTTAGTAGAAGTACCGTTTAAAAAAGGCGACACAGTTTCAATCAAACTTACTTCAGGTGAGGAGATTGTAACACGTCTTGATGAAATAAAAGAAGATAGTTATCTTATACACAAACCACTTACACTAATGCAAGGCCCAAAAGGTTTAGTGTTAGGTCAGTTTATGATGACAGCAGATCCGTTAGCAAACTTAGGTCTGCCTATAAAGAATATAATGTGTATTACTAAAACTGAAACTGGTATGGCTAAGAAGTATATAGAAGCAACGACAGGGATACAGACAATATGAGTAACAAATTAATTTTAATAGATATTGATGGAACAGTTTTAGATTGGAAGAATGGCTTTGTTCAATTTATGGCTCTTGAAGGCGTAATTGAAAAAGACACTACCCAGTATCATGTATGGGAATGGATGCAAGGATTAGATGGCCAACCCATTACAGAAGAAAAAGGAAGATTTATGGTAGAGTATTTTAATCGCTCTGCTTGGATAAGATTCTTAGATCCTCTAAGAGATAGTGTTGAAGTTGTAAAGGCTTTAAAAGAACAAGGCTATGAGTTCAAAGCAATTACATCGTTACACAAGGATAAGCCTGCACAAGAACTTCGTAGAATGAACCTTGATGAAGTATTTGGCGAAGGCACAATATCCGACATTGACTTTCTACCAACGGGTGCAGATAAAGACGAAGCACTTGCCAAGTATGAAGGTTCAGGGGCCTGGTGGATTGAGGATAAAGTTGAAAACGCAATAACTGGTAAGAAGTTAGGTTTAAACTCTATCATCATCGAACATGATTATAACAAAAATGATTATACCGATGATATTCCAACTGCTAAATTCTGGAGCACAGTGTATAAATTAATCACAGGAGAAAGATATGTCAACAATTCATGAGCAAATTATTGCTGAATACGAAAACTACATGAAAGAGTCAGAAGCATTTGACACAAAAAGTGTAAAAGCCGCGGCGGCAAGAGCAAGAAAAGCCTTAGGTAATATGGGTAAACTTGCAAAAGAAAGACGTAAAGAAATTCAAGACAAGAAGAATAGTTTATAATTTCTATTACAAATTTTTGAGAATAGCACGATCATATTCGTGCTGTTCTCTTATTATTTGTCCAAAATATCATAAATAGTTGTATAATAACAAGGGTATTTCACATAAATGCAAGACGGTAAATTAAAGTGGTACAATCCGGTTAAAGGGTTTGGGTTCATTACTCCGAACACTGGGGGCAAGGATATATTTGTACACATCAGCGAATTCAAAAAAGCAGGAATCGTAGAAGATTCTATTATTGAAGGCATGGCTCTTTCTTTTGACGAGTTAGACTTCAGAGGCAAAATGGTTGCCGGAAACATCAAAAAGATCTAAAAAGAGGTTGACAAACCTTTAAAAATCACTTATAAATAAAGAGTAATTGTTGACGTCATTGTATGTCACAAGAGCAGGACCCGGGTGCGATTCCCGGCTACTCCACCAATTCAATACACCCCCGACGGGGTAGAATTAGGATCGACTGGCTTGTTAAGAATGAAAGAGATTACCGGGTGGGAACTCCGTTAACGTAACAAAACTATAAATGCAAACGATAATTTTGCATCTGAGGACTACGCCTTAGCGGCGTAGTTTGACGGGGTTGGCAACTTACCTGGCAACAGAAAAGTTGCACTCAATTTATTGCCATCGGCAGGTAAGGAAATCAAATGCAGTATAAAACTTTTTTAGTAGGGTCTATCGCTATGGTCATGGGATCAAGTGTTGCTAATGCAGAAGTAGTTAAAGACCATTATAAATCTATTATCCAAAAAACACCATACTTTGTAGAAGTATGTGAAGATGTTGTTCGATCGGGTGACAAGACCGGAGATGCACTTACAGGTGCAATCATAGGCGGCATCATTGGTAATAACGTTACCAAAAATGTTGATAACGGTGGTGCAGTAGGGGCCTTGCTTGGCGGCATAATTGGACATAACAATTCGGATGCTACAGGCTCTGTTGAAACACAATGCCGTAGAGAAAAGCGATATAATGAAGTTATACAAGAAGTATATTCGCATTCAACAGTAAGTTTTCTATATAATGGAAAGTCCTATACAGTAAAGTTTCAAAAGTAATTTAATCGGTTTGGTGTTAGTGGTAGCACAGCAGTCTCCAAAACTGACGGCGGGGGTTCGATTCCTCCAACCGATGCCAAATTATGCGCCTGTAGTTTAATGGTAAAACACCCGGCTTATACTCGGCACAGTCTCCAGATTAGAGAGCGATGTGGGTTCGACTCCCGCCAGGACTACCAACTTTTAGGTTGACAACTAAACAAAACACTGCTATAAATATAGAGTAATTGTTGACGTCATCGTATGTCGCAAGGGCAGGACCCGGGTTCGATACCCGGCGCCTCCACCATAAACACATCGCAGTTACCTGAGGCTTATAGGTACCGAGCGAGTAAGGCAGACACGGTGTGTTTATGATGGGGGCGAAATGGGATCGACTGACTTGTTAAGGGTGAAAGAGATTACCGGTTAGGAACGGCCGAGCATATGGTAGGGAGACTTACCGCTAACAGTCCAAAACTATAAATGCAAACGAAAACTTTGCACTTGCTGCCTAGTTAACTAGGTGACGGGGAGGGCACTGCCTGGCAACAGAAGTGTGCCATTCAATCAAAGCTCATCGAGCAGGAAGTAAATCATATGCGTTTTTTTATTTTAGTATCTGCCTTCGTCTTGATTTCTACATCAGCCTATGCAGATTTAGCAGTTGTAAAAGATCACTTTAAAACTGTTATTAACCAAACTCCTTACTATACCAAAGTGTGTAAAGATGTACCTGTGTCTGGAGATAAAACAGGAGATGCACT